CGACACCAAGTACCTGTTTCAAACTAAACTTGGCAAGAAATCAGACAAGAAACCGGCCTAAGTTGCGAACGATGCGGTAGTACCCTGAGATGTTTGTGCCTGAGTGGCGCTCGGTGTGAATGATGGTGCCGTTCGCGTCGCGCGCAACAGTGACCATGGTAGGGACGCTCGTCACATTGAACTGTGCGGCAAGGCCTCGCGTGTCGGTGTCCACCACGACCGTCTCCCACGGAATGCGACTGAATTCCTCCTTCAAATCCATCATTGACGGCTTGATGGCGTTACACGGCGGACACGTCACCTTTGAGAATTGGTAGATCCGGACACTCATTCTTCGTCTTCTTTATGAACGTCTGCTACAATTCTTGAAAGCGCTGTCAGACGATACTGTGTTACTCTGTGCATTTTCTGTTTGACGACATCATATCCGTTTTTACGCATGGTCGCAGTCAACGCCTTCAACAGAGCCGATTTGACAGCGGTTTCGTCCAGCTTGTCCAAATTACTACGACACCAGCTCACAAGCGTCGTGTCCGACACTGGCGGACCCATCATTTGGAGCGGACACCCTGTGATGGATTGTACTTCCACATTCTTGACTGTCGGCACAGGTTCCGCCGGCGTTTCGTCGAGTGCAGCACTGGCCATGCGATCCACAGTGTGGTTATGTTTGCTGAACTCGTCCTCACCGCCCGTGTGTGCGCGCACGTGGTTGATACAGTACGACTGGAACTGCATGAGCTGGCTTGAGATGCGCTGGATCAGGTCCTTGTTCAGCACTGGCGTTCCTGCGGCCGTCATCCACCCTTTCTTCATCCACCCCGGCATCCACTTCGTGATACAGTTTTTAGAGTACTCCGAGTCAGTGTACACGTACAGATCCACATCGGAGGCGGTGAATGATGCGATGGCCTTTTCAATGCCGTTCAAAATACCCAGCAGTTCGCCGCGATTATTGGTTTGGGGCTGGTCGGACGGCACGCGTTCAGCTGACGACAGTTGCGGGTGCTCTGGGAAGTAGTACGCCCAACTCGCCTTTGCGTTTGCCCTACCGTTGTGCAGGCACCCGCCATCAGTGTACATGACGATCTTCATTCTAGATGTTGTATGTTTGGTGCGTGAATATGCGTTGGAATTCGTTTTACAACACACCGGCTCTGTATGGCGTGTTGTAAGCCGGTCGGGTCTTCAATGTGAAACCACACGCGACACTTGTAAGACCGCTGTTCCAGCAGGCGGCGCAGCACCTGCTGACACGCAAACGTCAAAAATTCAGAATGAAGAACCAGCAGAATGCGCACGCGCGCACTGGACTTCCGTGTCATCCACGTTTCAAACCATGGCGTGAACGCTTCGACAGAGTTAGTTTTTGCGGCGTCCACGACCTCATACTCGCAATCAGGATGTGTGGATTTATACTCGATCCACATCCTGAGTGTTTCGGCGTCGTTCAAGGGCTCAAAAAGCACATAGTGGGGTGGTGGAAAAAGTAGTTCTGTCATTGTTTACATTTACTGCGTCTCCGTAGATGGCGCAACGATCTTCTTGATCGGGATGTCTGCCGCGACGATGTACAGCGAGTTCTCTGTCAGCACGATGTAGCACGTCTCGCACTTGTAGACGTTCTGGATGGAGGACGTGTACTCGTCGCTGGTCTTGGCCAAAAACTTGACGCCGTCCTGTACTCCGATACAGCACGCCTTGGTGACGCTGTCTCCGTAATAATCTAGGTATATGGGCTTGTCCTGTTCAATCGCAACCTGTGCGGCACGAAGAAGTACGCTCGCTGGGGGGATGGTGGCCATTTACTTTATCCATGCCTCTTATTGAACGAGTTTGAACGCGTCTTCCAGCTTGAAGCGTGATTTCATGTTGATTGACGGGAATGCGGCCTTGTCTGTTTTGAGTATTGAGCTGATGGATGCGCTCATGAACGACCGAATGCTGGCCTGTTTCGTGGCTAGTTTTGCCGTTTCAAGGAGAAACACCGCGAACTGTCCAACGTTCTCCTCCGTTTGTTCCGTTCGGGCCTGGGATGCAATGTCGGTCAGTTCAGCGATCACGTCTTTCAGGCCGTTCTTGACGCAATCTTCCGTGACCAACCCGCGGAGAAACAGCTCCATCATGAACTTGGCGTATCCGCGCCGCTTTTCCTTCTGCTTGAAGCACTCGATCAGCTTTGTGGCGTACTCGGGGTCGGAACTCAGTGGAAAGGTCAGCGTCTCGTTGATGTTGTACAGCGTGGGGAACATCGATACCTGCGTCTGAATGTCTTCCTTCATGTCCTCGATCTTTGCGCTGATATGTTTCGCACACTCGGCCATCACGCTCGCAAATCCGTGGTTGGTGATGGCCTTGTCGAAGAGCAATGTCGCGATGCGCAGCCGGAACTGATCGTCGCGCTTCTCAATGTACCCGATCGCATCGTTCGACAGCTTCGCGACGCTGCTCGAGGTGACCTTGTTGAAGATCGCAAAGATTTCAGAGTACTCTGGGTCTTCGCGCTCACGTACGCGGCGGACCATATCCACCAGCATCTTTTCACGCCAGTTATCCATCGGTTGCTTGCGCGCATGAAACGGGCGTGGAGCATGAGCCTTGTGGAAGGGTTTGAACGTCATGGGTTTGATGCGCAGTTTCGCGATGTTTTCCTGCACGACCGCCGGTAACGGCAGCTTCACACAGGCCCGAGCCGCATAGATTTGAGATACCGTAAGTGTCGCCATCTCCTAATATGCTCTACTGGTACTCTGTGAAAAACGAATTCGTTTTCGTTGTGCCACCTACACGAACAATGCGTCTGTATGAATATAATGGGGACCATAGAGACCACAAGATTCCAGTACTCCTGGATGTTGTGGTATCATGACCCGGAGAACAAGGATTACTCCTTGGAAAGCTATGTGAATGTTGCGGACATGACCACCCCACAGCAGTTTTGGACTGTCGTCGATTCCATCCCAAAGGAAGCATGGGAATCGGGCATGTTCTTCTTCATGCGTCGGGGGTTCAAACCGCTATGGGACTCGCCCGAGAACGAGTCTGGCGGGTCGTGGTCAAAGAAGGTGGAGGCGTCTGACGTGTACGACACGTTTGTGGACATGATGGCGCATTGCGTTACCGGCGAACTGCTGAAACAACGCGGCGAAACTGTCGCAGGGATCACCGTGTCCCCCAAAGGACCATTCTCAATCCTGAAAATTTGGAACACCACCACAGTCGCCTGCGACAAGGCGCTCATTTCACCTAACATCAGAGGTTTCAAGGTCGGCGACGATGTTACGTACACCGCCCATAAATCACGTCCAAAGTAACTAATAATGAAGAAACAAATTGTGAACGCTCTTGAAACATGGGCACGCTTCGCGTACAGCTGGATAACTAACAATGACGAAATATTAGGCGAGATTATTTACACCCTTCACCTTTTTGGTTTCTACACGCTGATTGTGTTGATTGTGGTGTCACACACGTTCTATCCCGTGTTCTGGTTCCAAGCGGTTGTGTTTGGCTTTTTGTTCGCAGTATGGGTCCAGCACATGCTTCTGAAGACGTGTGTGCTGACCAGTTTGGAAGTCCGACTGCTGGGCACGGAACATCCGCTGATGATCGATATTTTACTTAACGTATTTGGAATTCCGGTTCAGAAAGATACACGCATGGGGGTCACGCTGTTGCTGAGCACCATGGGTGTAATGTTTTTGGGTCTTGAATTGGCATCTAGGTCGGTCATGTACGGCCGCACCTTAATTGGGGCGTCTACGTGGGTCTAGACTGTACAGGGCATGAGACACAGCTTGACGTCGCCGAGATTGGCAACGACGTACCTGATCATCATGAAGTAGTCGTTCTTCATGTGGACCTCCAAGTTGTTACACAGGTTCGTACACTTCGTAAACAGAACGAGGTGTGGCAGTGAAAAGTTGCCCGTCACAATCTCGCCGCTTTCCTTCTTCTGGATGCTGAACTCGTTCTCGCCGTCTCCCATCACCGTCGTACGTGACGCAAAGTGGCCCTTACAATTGAAGGTCAGCGATGATCCGACATTGTGGATCTCCACCGTCTTGGCGCCCAGCAGGGTCATGTCGCGACATATCTTCTGGAAATCCAGCGACGGCATCGTGATATGTGTCGCGAACTCAACGTCGGGCAGCTGGATGTCCGGCTCGTCTCGATCTAGCAGGTTGAGCTTGTACCGCGTCACCTGCTTCTTGTCGCCGTCTTCCAGCAGAATTCCAAGCGTGTTCGGATCGGCTTGGTCCACATAAAACGTCACCGTATCGTCATTAGTGGCCGTCTTGATGATGCGGTACAGATGGTCCGTGTTCACGCCAATCACAAACTTACCAGCAGTGTGCTTGTAGTCGTAGTGCTCGAACTTGTCGGCGTACAGACGCAGGTGAACCAGCACGGTGCGCGTGTTGTCCATCGCAACCATGCGAATTCCGTCCTTGTCAAACAACAAACTCATCTCCACCAGAATACACTTGAGCGCCTCGACCAGCGTGCGGACCGCACCCGTCTGGACCGTCTTGGCCTCCACAATGTACTCCTGCGGCATTTTGTATTGTTACGAACGGGCTGTTAAAGTTACTTACGCGCCATCTTGGAGCTCTTTTTGCGCGACACAATGCGGCCGTACTTGTTGTACTTCAGATGCTTCTTGGTCAACCCTCCCTTGGTGTGGTGCGCAGTTCCGTGCATGACTTGGGCGCGCGAGCCGATTGCCTTGTGCGTCTTGCGAGCTCCTCCGTCCATTTATGTAGACCGCAATAAATTTTGCCAGTAAGACAGGTTCAACTTCTCATACTGAAACGACTTGGTCTTGAACGAGTTCAAAACGCAATTCATTGCCTCCTGTGTGACTTCGCTCCACTCGTGAACAATCCACACCGGCAGGTTCTCAAACAGGGGATCTAAGCCGGAGGATTTCACAATGGGAATACATCCCAGCGCAAGGGCTTCCCATGTGCGATGACAATCCAGACCGTTCCCGTGCGGCGACAGAACGAACGCGTGTTCGGCCATGTTTTTCCAACACACGTCGCGACTAGTATGTTGCGGCTGGTAAAAAACCAAATCTTTCGGAATGGTATTCATAGCATCTTGTCTGTCAACCTTTCCGTACCGCGTCCACATCACAAACTGAAAGTTAGCGTACGCTTTCGGTTGGCGTTCCCAGAAGGGACGCGGCTTCAACGCGACAAGAAACTGTTCCTGTTCAATGGGGTACTTCTTCACTCCCCACCGATGCGTTTCGGCAGGTGACCACGCGAACTTCTTGCGTCCACTGGGCGTGAGCGAATGGTAGTCCAGACCGATCGGAATGCGCACAACTTTCTCGTGCTGGCCCACCCAGTTCTGCGCAAACCACTTTATAAGCAACGGATGGTTGAGAATTTGAGCGCTGTCAGATGAAAAGTCGTCAGGCAATGTCTTGTCTGAATTGTTGGTCAGCAGCTTGAACGGCACTGTAATATTCGGAAGCACTTTTTGAACAAATGTCGGAAGTGCTTGCGGACATACATGTAAAATTGCGCCCGAATAAAGGTTGTTGTACCAGTTCGGATCCAGTCCATCAAAATCCGAGATCGGAATTGGGGATCGGTGTGTCGCTGATTTCAATAACCCGAACGAACCGGAATAACGACACGACAGTTCGTCCATTATAGTTTCTTATATATACGCTGCTGATGTAAATCTGCGACCATTTGTATTTTGCCAACGTGTTCGGTTTCAAATTGTTTTATACCTTCCAACGTCTGTGGCCAATCCGTATCGTCAAAAATAATGTACCCACCTGCTTTAGCTTTGTCAAAACTCATACATCCGTCTTTGTATACAAATTCTGTGGCATGGTTTCCGTCAACATACACGATATCAAAATGATCGTTTGGAAATTGGGGAACTATATCGTTTGAAAACCCACGGTACGCTTGAATTCTTGACTTATCGAGACATTTAGATAAATTACGCTGAAACCCATTCAGAATTGTATTTTGCTCACCCTTGTATTCTGAATAGTCGTCGTAATCCAACCAAGGATCTACACCATACAAGTGAGCATTTGGAAACAACTTTGCGACCTCGAATAGATGAATGCCGTAAAAGACGCCAATTTCTAAGTAGTTGATCGGATCTGTATACAAAATGGGTACGTAACGTCTCCACCATTTTATTGCTTTTCTATATTGGGGACCTTCGTACGTCAGCGGTAATTTTATTATATGCATTTATCTATCAAGATGTTACTTCTTTTTTTAATATAACTTAAAGGAGTTCCACCGTAGATAGTCCATGAATTACATTTTGATTTTACCAAACTATTAGCACCAATTGCTACACCTTCTTCGAGAATAGCTGTAGGTAATACTACGGAATTACTTCCAATTACAACATATTTATGTATGTGAATTTGATGTTCTATTATTCGTCTACAATTGCGGTCTATGTTAGCACCAACCATGTATTCTCCTGAAAAATCATCTGTTATGGTGAATATCTTAGTTCCTGGAGAAATATTGGTATATGATTCCATTATAAATCCACCGGCTCCATAAATGTAGACGCCTGCAGATATATGGATATTATCTTTTATTATAAAAGGATTATCTCCAGCAGATAAAATACAAAAATCATCAATACGAACATTATTTCCTATTTCAATATTTGATGGGTTATATATGCTACATTTTCGACTTATTTGTACATTCTCTCCATAAGATTTTAATCCTAAGTGTTTCATTTCATCTTGACTATAAAAACTATTCATCTTCTTTTTAATATGTTTATTATATTATCAATGTCTGAATATGTCATATCGATTGTACATGGGATGCATAATATTTTAGAAAACATTGTGTCGGCATTCGGAGTCGATATAAGTGGTTCGTAATATTTACGTGCCATAACGTTATTTTCTAATAAAATTTGATGGTATACCTCGGCGGTTTCTGTAAGGATACAAAAACATGAATGAAACGTATGATCTGCGAAATTTGGATACATTTTGATGTGATCTGGTAAATGTGATATAAAATATTCTCGCAAATCTGCGTGTCTTTTCACCATATCAACAAACCCTTCCAAATGTTGAAGTATATACACTGCCGATATATCAGACATTTTATAATTTGAACCAAATTTGTTCCACTTACGGTTTTCATCAAATCCAAAATTAATGATTTTTCGAATCGCCTCTTCGTATTGCTTATCTATGATAACACATCCACCTTCACCAAACCCGATTGGCTTGGTATGATGAAAACTTATAACAGACGAATTTCCATAATTACATACGTTTTGACCATTGTAAAATGAGTATGGAGTTGCAGCATTATCAAAGATTAACAGTTTATTGTTTTTGCTAGACCAATCTATGTATTTTTGAATATCAACAACTGTTCCAAAAATATTTGTAACTATTATACACTCAACGTTTTCTGGAATTTGTGTTAAGTCAATACCGCCATCCTTATCTATATCAATGATATATGTCGATTTTAAATATCCTTGCGCTGATGCCGGAAACGTAAGTGATTGTGTCGCGCATTGAATTTCTTTATTATAAAATAATTCAAAAGAAGCAACTACTGCCCACAACCCATGTGTTGCGTTAGACACACATACAACAGATTTCGTATCAGAAATTTTTAATAATCTTCGAATTCGTTCTTCAAGTAAACGAACGTTCGGTCCTCCGTTTGTGAACTGATTGCTTGCTATACTTTGCGTCAAGAGTTCTTGAACAACATCTGTTCGTATAGGTTTGTTTGGAACCCATTTAATATCCATAGCGTTTATACAGAAAAAATATAATGTTGATATACGCATAATATGTCAAGAAAAATCGTAGATTGTTTCTTGATATACAATGAATTAGATTTGCTTGATTTTAAACTAAAATATTTATACGACGTTGTTGATTATTTTGTTATAGTTGAGAGTACTCTTACACATAGCGGAAATCCCAAACCAATGTTTTTCACGGAAACAATTAACAGTGGAAGATACGATAGCTTTCGCGACAAAATCATTCATGTAGTTGTGAATGATGATATTCAAATACAAAAAAAGCCATTAATTTCATCATTGCGAAAGTTAATTACTCTTCCTACAAATCGCATACAAGAATGTATGGAGCGGGGTTATTATCAGCGTAATTCTGCTATCCGCGGTCTACAAACATTAACTTTGAATGATGATGATATTATCATAATTAGCGATGCAGATGAAATTGCTGATCGCAATACATTAAAAATGTTAAAAGATACTGGAATTAATGGAATTTACTCTTTAGATCAAGAATTATATTATTACAACTTAAGTTGCAAGTACACAAAACGATGGCACTTAAGTAAGTGTCTTGACTATAAATCTTTAGTTAAATATAATTATAATTTAAGTACTATACGAAACATTCCAAATTGGCCAGTTATTGAAAAAGGGGGCTGGCATTTTTCATATTTTGGAAATGTACAATATATGCTTGATAAAATTAAACAATCGGCAGATCAGCGTTTACCAGTTCCTACAATTCATGACATTGAAATACGCATGAAAAATAATAGTGATTTATTTGGACGCCAAGGTGAAGAATTTATTACAATAGATCCGAATGAAAATCCCTATCTACCGGAAGGGTATTCATATCTTATAGATAATCAGCCAAATCCTACAACCGTTTAATCCATGGAAGTATTTTTTTAGGAGGAACAATAATTAAGAAATCGCCAGGAGATGTCATGTAATGAGGAAACGGACTATCTACCCAAGTAGAAGCTCTTCGTATTTTACGTATATTTGGAGGTTCTGCCCAAAATATATTCGCATTTAAACTCTTAAAAATATCGTTATAATGATGATCTGGCGCATGATTAAACGGCAAATAACATGCATATAATTTTTTAGCGAATTCGTTTGTTAACAAGTAAAAATGAGCACCCTTTGTACCACCATGATATTCTTCTAAATCTATCTTGTATACAGATGTATCATTTGTAATTTCTCCACGATATTTCATACCCAAAAAATCACTATCAAATACACAATCCCAATCATCCGGTAAATCCTTCAAATATCGTTGAATTGCGTCGGGAACATTTCCGCGAAATTCAATGTTATCCTCCATAATAACTGCATACTGATACCCTTTTTCACAAATATCCTTCAATGCCAAGTAATGTTTATACCCACACGATAAAAGTCCTTTTGATAAGCTTGGCTCAGTGCTTAAATTAGTAGGTATTGGATCATATTTATTTGGGTACGTGATCCAAGTCGTATCTTCTTTTGGAACGCCGAACCTTTCAAACTGGTTCTCCATAAATGGCTTTCTCTCAAGATCAATCCCGTGGATTAAATAATAATGAATGTTCATTTTACTTTATAAGTATAATGTATAAATAAAAGAGTTTTCGTAAGAAGAAAATAACGTATCTAGATTAAAAATATAATACCACGCCATTTCAAAATAATATCCTTCTTCCGGCAAATTGCAATCCGATACTTGTTTTATCAAATCCATATAATATTGTTTTGATCGTGAAAGAATATGCTCTTTCCGAATTGTCATAGTAGATGCGATAAACATATATTTAACTTTATCAAAATCAATTGTAGAATTTACATATATACGAATCCATTCTTTTATCGTATATGGTGAGGGACGCATATATTGGTTATGCTGGTCATTTGGCATTACATGATCATGAACAGGCCCAACGCCGCAGTAGATAGGACTTGTAAGATGGCGATGTGTTATTATACAATTTATCATTTTTTCATAAATATTATCCATGCGAAGGTAATTTATATTAGACGTAATCAATCCATGATCATCAATTCTACCTTGTGTAAAAAATACTATACTGGGCAAACTATCATATCTTTCGATTATGTAATGTAGAAATGTATGAGCCTCGCGACCAACATTCGGGAGTTGGCTATACTTACAATTTATATTTGGAGGATCTCCTTTACAATAAACATGTAATTTATCGATGGAAAACTGTGTTTGTAACCATGTAAGATCTTCGTTATAATGAGATACAACAACTTCATATGACGACATTTATTATTACTTCTTATAAACATTTTGAAATCCGTGGATTATTTCGCTAAACCTATGTTCTTTTAAAGCAGCTCGTATTTTCGGATAATTACATTTATTAGGAAAATCGGCTTCAAAAATTACAGTGCGTAACTGATCGTACATAAAGGGGTGTTCTTCAAAGAATGTCTCTAAAAACCCTTCACAATCGGCAATCAATGTATCAAATGTAAGATTGTATTTGTTTTGTAGGTCTTCAACGCTTAATGACAAATTACTTGTGTTGTTAGATGGAATTGTTGTTGAGGCATATCCCATAAGCACTAGTTCGCGAGACGCCTTTGAAACAAACCCTTTGTGTATGTTGACGGAACACCCGTTTGCTTCAATATTTTTCTCTAGCGCATCCCATACGGAACTATCGGGTTCAACAGATACTTGCTTTGTTTTGTCTTGTAGCTTTTTATTGATAACACATGAAACGCTACCATATCGAGCTCCTAATTCAAGTACTGTAGATGTTGATTCTACGTATGCATGCGATAAACATTGTTCTGGGTATTCGGCGTTTGACGTATCAATTTGTATACCATTCTCATCATACACGATATTTTCAGGTCGTTCAAATCTAGATATATCAATAAGATTGTTATCCGAATCGTAAAATGATAAATTGTTTGTCCAATCAAAATCATTCGTAACTTGTTGAACTGGCCGAATTCTTTTAGACCATATGAACATTTTATTATTATATATCATATTAAATGTGCTATTATCCTACGCGCGTTATCATATATATAACCTCCAACTGAAATGCCACATGGAACATATATAATTTGTTTATTAATATCGCTATATGTAGGTGTTTGACAACATATCGGATCTACGGCTATCCAATTATCTCTTTGTTGTAATTTAATCCAATATACATCAACATTATATACGTGTTTATAGACATCCGTATATAATTTCATTTTAGATTTATCCCATATATGCGGTTTTACAACAGACAACTTTTTACGAAGACCTTCTTCCATATTATCAATTAACGTATCATAGTAATGTTCTTTTACAATGTATGCATTTGTATACATTCCGGAACTAAGTTTTGGATAATTAACATCTATATAAAGCCCAGTTAGTAAACAAACATCCCAATGTTCGTGCGAAATTGTTTCTAACATTTTGTAACCAATATCAAACTTCATCCACTGTAAATCATCTTCCAAGATAAGAACAGATTTCCAATTATGTTGTTTTGCCATTTTCAATACACCAATATGACTCAACGCACATCCAATTATTCCATCTGAATGGGAGACCGCGGAATATCTTATTATCTTTTCATTCGGAATAAGACCTTCTTCAAAGAATTTATTCATAATCTCTCGCCTATCTTGTCTATGATCCAAGTTTATGTAGATTGCTTTATCGATAAATTCCCACATATTATATATCATCTTCATGATAAATTATGGAGAATTATGATGCGATTATTGTTGGTGCAGGACTGTCAGGTTGCGTGATGGCCGAAAGGATCGCAAGTGTTTTAAATAAAAAAGTATTGATCATTGAAAAGCGTGAACATATAGGTGGCAATTGTTATGATTTCATAGATGAAGAAACCGGATTACGCATAAGTAAATATGGAGCGCATTTATTTCATACCAATGATGAAGATGTTTGGCAATACGTCCAGAACTTTAGCAAATGGGTTCGTTATGACCACAAGGTAGTTGCAAATATTGATGGTCGAAATGTACCTGTTCCAGTAAATATGGAAACTGTGAATATTATATGTGATCAAAATTTACAAACTGAATCTGAAACAAAAGAATGGTTTATGAATTCTGTTGTACTATACGATAACCCAAAAAATAGTGAAGAAATTGCGCTATCACGAGTTGGCGATGTTTTGTATGAAAAGTTATTTAAACCATATACAATAAAACAGTGGAATACATCGCCCAAAGAATTAGATTCCAGCGTATTAGGGCGCATTCCTGTCAGACATTCTATGGAATCTCGATATTTTTCTGACAAATACCAAGCTATTCCAGAAAATGGTTACACAAAAATGATAGAAAATATGATTTCTCATCCAAATATAACAGTTCAATTAAATACAGAATATAATCATGAATTACATAACTCTTCAGTACTTATTTATACAGGTCCTATCGACAGATATTATGCTTCACATGGACTTCCTAAATTAGAATATCGTTCACTACGATTTGAAACAGAACGGTATTTCAATGTTGGATTTGTACAGGAACATATGGTTATTAATTACCCGTCATTATATGTTCCGTTCACGCGAACTATCGAATACAAACATTTACCAAATCAAACTAAAACAAACCATTCTATTGTGATAAAGGAATATCCGTCTGATAATGGTGAGCCATATTATCCAGTTCCAACTGAGAAAAACAAACAGTTATATAAAACATATAAATCATTATCAGAAAATGAACGAAATATTCATATGATTGGAAGGTTGGCAAATTACAAATATTTCAACATGGATCAAGCCATACGAAATGCTCTCGACTATTTCCAAACACATTTTAGCGTTGATGAGGATGTTTAATATAAAAATCTGTTTGTACACATGTATCGTATCCGTGTATGATTTCATCTGGCAATGTATACGGAATTAATTTTGTTTTTTGAACAACGTATGGAAACCCTATCTGATCTTGTGTTGTGTATTTCAATGTCTGTAGATACCATAAATCTAAAAATTGTTTGACATCTTGATTACACATATCAAATGCAACAAAGCATGTTAACCATACTCCAAATTCTGGATTTGTAGATTTTAATGATTTGAAGAATGTTTCACTGTATCCATCTTGAAGATATTCTTCGTATTGTTTAAAAACATCTTGATAAGGTTGTTGCTGATCGTTCCAATACGTAGAAGTATATTTTCCGAAGTTTGATCCATTTACTTCATTTTTTAGAATTCCGCCTTGACAATGACTCCATCCGATTATTTTATATTTTTGAATATTATTAAGAACCCATTCTGTACATCTTGGATTTGTTATTTCAATAGTTCCATCTATCCATATAACAACATCATATTGTTTCAATATTGGAATATTATGAAATGATTGTTTATAATATTTTGCAATGTTGAAGGTGTGTTTATTATGTTTAATTGAATTTGTATGTTCGCCGGTATCTAGATTAGATGGATGTGTTATATGATAGGGCGTTGTATCAATAATCCATTTATTTGATTTTATGTTTTTATTATCGGTAAAACAGATAAAATCTGTCGGTACACTCTGTTGTGTATATTGTTTACATGTTAACTCGTAGTTTCCATATATTGCCGTTATGAATGCAATTTTTGCATTACTTTGACTTAAAGATTCGCGTTCATACCTAATAAACGATAATCTCATTTACTTATCATTTCTAAAATTGAATGCTTGTTTGAGCGCTCAATTTTGGGGTTTCCCCTCTTTTTGTATTTTAATTTTATACTAAACTGCTTAGTTGCTGTACGCGAGGCCACCCATGCCGCTCATCACGCGGAGCACGTTGTAGTTCAGCGCGTACACGCGCACCTGGGCCGTACGAGGACCGGACACCGTGTTCACGGACACGGACAGCTGGAGCGTCGCCTTGTCGATGCGCGAGAAGTTGCACGTGCCGGACGGCTGGTGCTCCTCAGGGCGCAGCGCGAACGAGTACGTGTTGATACCCACCGAAGGCGTGCGGCTGTGGTGCTGGAAGGGCTGCACCTTGTCGAAGTAGGCGCCCTCACGCTCAGTGAACCGGTCCTGGCCGTTGAGCTGGATCTTGGCGACCTCAACGGGGTTCTTGCCCTCGCAACGCACACCCGAGTCGAGGATCACCTTGGCGAGCAGGTAGTTCACACCCGTCTCAAAGTCAGCTGTACCTGATACGTCAAACGTATCGGCACCAACAAGGCTGGACATATTCACATTAACACCACCCAGCACGGCCGTCGCAGCAGACACGCCGCCAGAAACACCAGCACCCGCAGCTCCTGCAAACCCAGGCGCATTCGGTGTAGCAGCAGCAGCTACTATAGCACCGGACAGCAGACCCATGATCAGACCCTCCGTGGAGAAGTCGTCGGAGTAGTTGAACGGCTGGGGACCGCCGACCGAGGCAATCCAGCTGGGGTTAGAGCAGTCCACGAACGAGTCGCGCTGGATGACCCAGAAGAGCTCCTTCACGGGGTGGTTGAAGTTCAGCTGGATCTTGTTGGAAGAGCTGGTGATGCTCTCCGCGCCAGTGTACTGCACCTGCTCGATGAGGTACTCGTGACTCTGCTGGGCGAAACGGCGGCGCTCCTCGGTGTCGAGGTACACGTAGTCAACGTACAGCGAGGCGGCGGCGAGCGACTGCGTAGGCGCGGCCCAAGGGGTGCCAGCAGACGTCTCCGCATACGTGCAGTTCTGCCACGTCTCGAAGTCCACATTCACGCGCACCTCGTGGTACTGGAGCGCGATCAGCGGGATCGCCAGACCAGGGTTGCGGCAGAACCAGAACTGCAGAGGAATGTACAGCGTCTTGGCGGGGGTGCCGCGACGAGGCACGCACGAGATGGTCGTCTCCGACGACGAGCACACCGCATCGAGCGCGATGCCCTGCGTGCGCTTCATCAGCGTCAGGTCGTGCGTCTGGCCAATGATGGAGTCCAGCGCAGACACCGTGCCCGCCTCCGTGGAGAGCTGGGTCCAGATCTGCATCCAGTCGCCGTACTGGCGATCAATGCGCTGGCCGCCAATCTCGACCTCAACCTGCTTGATGAGGCGGTGGCCGATGTACGACAGCCAGCGGAAACCCTGCTGGGTGCTAGCGTTCGCGAACGTGCCGCTAGTGGTTGCAAGATCAATCTGGGGGAGCACAACCTGGACGTACGTCTTGTACATGAGATCGGCGTTGCGGTTAATCACAGCCGTGACACGCTTGTTGAAATCGGCCTGGCCGTTGAAGGTGACTTCAATGGACTCCACGGCGAAGTTGGTATGGCGCTTGTACAGCACCTTCCAGAAGGTGATCTGGGGGTTGCCCGAGATGTAAATGTCCTGCGCACCATACGACACGAGCTGCATAAGACCACCACCCATATTGTGTTTATGCTATACTACGAGATTTTTTTTTGTGGATATTTAAACCCCCCGCGGCAACATTTATTAGAATTTAGATACACTAGACGTATTATGTTCCAATGAACTACATAGGTCAAATACCTATTAGCGATAATACACTAAAAGATGGTATAAATTTTAAGGTTGTTAATTCTACTTCGCTTATTATATGGAAAACCGGATCCATACTAAGAGTATGTCTCAATAAATGTCGTCATAATGGAGGTAAGTTTGTAAGAGATATTGAAGATGTCGACAATCAGGTAGTTAAATGTACTCGTCACGGATGGAAACTAAACTGTAAATCATTGGAATACGTAAACCCACCGGGTTGTTTGTTGCAGGACGAATTATTTACGGAGAAGGATGATTCTGGAAATATTAGAATATATGAAAAATCTACGATAATCGAAGATGATGTTATAGAATGTAAAGTCACTTCTGCGTCGAACGATAAAGTATTTGATGTGACTTATTTTTCACATGCATCTATTGAAATTAGGGTTGGGTCGACAAGAATAATTACAGATCCCTGGTTCATAGGCCCTGCGTTCTCAAGAGGTTGGTGGTTATCGGTTGACCCGCCACAAGACTGTTTTCAAAGATTAGCCACCGCGGATTATATTTATATTTCCCACTCTCATCCAGACCACTTGAACTTTCCTACACTAGAGAAATTATCTATAATGAACCCTCACGTGAAAATATTAATACCTAAACTATCAAAAGATGTTTGGAGTAAGGAATTTAAAAAACTACAGTTCACGAACGTAATCATAATCGATACAAACAAATGGATAAGTATAGGACAAGATGGTGCCCGTATAATGAGTATCCCTGACACATTATTTCCAGCATTGGATACTTCTATACTTGTCGACTATGCTGGGAAGAGATTATTTAACTTAGTAGACTGTTGTTCACCCATAATCCCAAAAGATGTAGATGTACTACTTAGTGATTTTGCAAGCGGGGCCAGTGGGTATCCTGTGATTCATCAAGATATGTATTCTGATGATAAAATTAAGGAGTTAGTAAAGAGTAAGTCAAGAGGATTTCTTGTTAAACATATTGATAATATAAGATCTTCTAATGCTAAAACGTGGATTCCTTTTGCAGGTTCATTTGTAGAAGCAGCTCCTGGAGACGAAAGTATAAGAGCCTTAAATATTAAGAATAGTCCAGAAGATGCACGGAAGTTTATGACGACACAATTACCATATTTGAATGTGTGGCTACCCTTTCCTGGTGGAAAGTATGATATAATTAATGATGTTGGTGATGTTTCGAAATTTCCATTGGAATCTTACGATAGAAAGATATGGAATTTTTCACCATATTTAGAAGAGATTGAAAAGAACATGAATTTTGAATTTTCTATTGGAAATATTCAAGAGTATTTTAATTGGGCAGGATTCAATAGTTATGACATGATTTTGCATATTATTGAAATGACAAACGACTTCAATAATACCTTAAATGAGTATTTTATTGATTTTAAGTCTGTTACGCCGAAAGTAATAGCAGGATCTCCTAGCAATGTTGGACGGAATCTATATAGAATGAAAGCACGCGCATCAATTTTACGAGGAATTTATATTAATAAAAAGTCTTGGGACGATCTATTGATTGGATTTAATTCTCGGCTCTTTGTTTCACCAGATATACACCATTTGAAGTTTATAGATTACTTTAGTAACAATCTGCCAAATTAACATTTCGCCACCCTACATTCTCAGGTATATGTCAGAATTCATGACCCCTTATCCATATTCAGTTATTCTCTCTTTTATATAAATGAACGTATGGCTGGTGCCGACCACGAAGGTTCATCCATGATGGGGTAAACCTTGATGTTGGATTTATGGCCGTGTACCTATAGAATAATGTGTTGCTATTCATTCGTGCTTGTAATTCGATGGAGTACGAACTTTTAAACAGCTTCGAGAAATCATAATTATTATCTATCATATTTGAATATTGCCTTTCAAGGTATTCTGGAGTTATTTCAGAATAATCGCGTGTATACAGAATTGGACAATTGCCGTACGTTTTTAAAATGTGACTGTGTACTTCTACTATAGGGATACACCCTGCCATTAATGCTTCATAGTGTCTATGGCAATCAACCCCGTTGCCAGCAGGAGAAACTATGAATTTATACTTGGGAAGCTCATCAAAGTAGACAGCAGGGCTCAGCGTTTGATT